GACCGGGCGCGTCCTTCTTACGCAATCGGGGCAGTATACGTATGACGTGTACGGGCAAAACTCAAGTACGAACCTCACCCCTACCGATGCAAGCGTAGAGGGCTTAATTGAGCGCGGGACGCTTACGGTAACCGGAGAAACCGGATACGACATTCCTTCTATATCCATCCCGGATAACGTTATTTACTACCAGTAATGGAAATTCTACAATTAGCAAAATACGAGGAGCGTTCGTATCGCGAAACTCCAAACCGAGAGGGCTTCGTCAATTACGGAGACGACAACCTCTTCCCCCAATACCTGGTGGATCTTTACCACTCTTCGGCCACGCACAACGCTTTGGTTACCTCCATTGCTATGATGATTTACGGCGAAGGGTTCGACGCTAACGATTTAGAAGGCCGCCTCGCTTTCGACCAATGGAACTTGAATGACGAACTTCGCAAGGCTTGTTTGGATTTTAAGATACAAGGCGGCTTCGCTCTTGAGGTGAATTGGAGCCTCGACCGTACTACGATTGCAAACGTCTCTCACTTGCCTTTTGAGAACGTCCGTAGCGGCTTCGTAAACGAAGATGAGAAGGTCGAATACTATTACTATTCTAAGGACTGGAGCGACAAGCGCGAGGAGCCGGAAGAGATTTGTTGCTTCGACGTAAATAAGAAGCTTGATCACCCTACGCAGATTATGTACGTGAAGCCGTTTAGCCCGGGGTCGTTCTATTACCCAAAGCCGGACTACATCGGTTCTATTAACTACATCGAACTCGATAAAGAGATTTCGATTTACCACATTAACAACATCCAGAACGGGATGAGCCCTTCGTTCTCGATTCACTTTAAGAACGGCATCCCACCCCAAGAAGAAAGGAACCGTATCCGTATGGACATCGAGCGCCAGTTGAGCGGGGCGGGCAACGCAGGGAAGTTCATTGTTACGTACTCCGACGATCCCGAAAGGAAGCCGGATTTCGAGCCGTTCCAATTGTCGGACGCAGATAAACAATACCAGTTCCTCTCGGAAGAGGTAACGGGTAAGATTATGATCGGCCACCGCGTTACGAACCCGATGATGTTTGGCGTAGCTACTCCCGGCAAGTTGGGCGGCGGTACTGAATTGGAAGCCTCTGCGGTTATCTTCGAGAAGAATGTAATTGCTCCGGCTCGTAGGGTCGTCGAGAATGCCGTTAAAACGCTTCTCAATGCCGCAGGGCTTCAAAGTACTTTGGTGACTTTAAACAGCGAAGAAACCAACCTCGACGGCTGTATGAATTACCTCGATGAGGTAGGCGAAGAGATGGGGGATGAATGGGAGCTAATCGACGAGGTAGAAGTGGACTACGACCTCGAAGAGACGCGCGATGCTTTGTGGGCTTTTGCAACCGTCCCAAGTTCTAAACCCCAAGCCGGATCAGAACAAGACACCGAGATTATCAAAGTACGTTACGCATACGCCCCCGGCACGGTATCCGATAATTCGCGGGAATTCTGTAGAAAGATGGTAAGCGCGGGGCGTGTATACCGTAAAGAAGATATTATCGCTGCTGGAGATAGAGCCGTCAACCCCGGATGGGGGCCAAATGGGGCGGATACTTATTCTGTCTGGTTGTTCAAAGGCGGGGGAGCATGCCGCCACTTCTGGAAGCGACAAACGTACCTCCGCAAGAACAACAAGAAGATCTCCGTAAACCAAGCGAAGAAGCTCATTCGTGAGGCGGGGGTAGATGCCAAACGCCTCCAGGAGAATGATAAGCGCGTAGCACAACGTCCCACCGATATGCCCAATAACGGCTTTTTAAACCCTCGATAAATGGCACTTACAGCAGAAGTACTCTTCGTGAATCCGGACTATATCAAGCGGATCACCAACATAAACGGAAGCCTCGAGGATGCGTATCTCGTGCCTTCTATCATCCTCGCGCAGGACAAGTATATTCAACTGTACTTGGGTACGGATCTCCTCGAGAAGTTGAAGAGTGATATTTCCGGTTCTTCTTTGTCGGGCGATTACGCTACGTTGATGGATTCGTATGTACGTAAAGCCACCCTCTGGTGGACGATGGTAGAGCTTATCCCTTCGTTGTACGTAAAGATGGATAACGGCTCGCTCGTTTTAAGGGTCTCAGAAGACACGCAAGCCATCTCCCCGGACGACTTGCACCGCGAAGTAGAAAGAGCGCGTCAGAACGCACAATTTTACTCGTACCGCCTTTACGAATACCTCTGCAATAACTCCTCTTTGTTCCCCGAGTACAGCTCTAACACGGGCGCGGACATGATTCCACAACCAGCGGACTACTATCAAAGCGGTATGAGCATAAGCGGGCAGAGCCGATACCCACGGCTCGTAGATTTAAAAGCGTATTTCGGATGAGAAAAAGCCGAAAGGAAAACATAACCCTATTAAAGAAGTTTCTCGATGACATCGACCGAAATAGTACTAATGATTCTTCCAAGCGCAATAACAATAGTAGCGGTATGGGTAAACCTAAACCGCGAGATTGAGAAGTTAAAGGGGCGTATCATTCGCGTGGAGTCCGACAAGGACGAATTGAAGGATATGATGAAGGAGGTCGTTAAGGCCGTCCACAAGATTGAATTGATGCTCGCGGAGAAATGAGGTATTTCACCCTTTCCGAATTTGATTCTCCTGACCAAGTAAACAGCGGAGAAATGATGGATTCCGACTTTCTCGCTATGTTGGATGAAGCTCGGGACTGCGCCGGGATTCCGTTCGTTATTTCCCGAGGTGGGGGTTTTCGTACAGTTGCTTACAATCGACAGTTAATAAAAGAAGGCTATCCGGCCTCTCGGAAGTCGTCTCACCTTTTAGGTTTAGCAGCGGACATCTATTGCACGGACAGCCAAAGCCGATACATCATCCTTGACGCGCTCCAGGAAGTTGGATTTACGAGGCTCGGGATTAGCCCTTCGTTCATACATGTCGACCTCGACACAAACAAACCGCAACACCGCATCTGGGTTTATTAAATGCCACGTCCCCGCCTCACCTCTCGCCAGTTCAAAGCCCTTCAAAACCTGAAGAGTAAAGAACGGCGGATTCTCGTAATTGGCGATTTGCATTGTCCGTTCGAGTTAGACGGTTATCTCGAGTTTTGCGTAGACACCTACGAACGCCACCTCTGTAACCAAGTCGTTTTCATTGGCGACATAATCGACAACCACTACTCTAGCTACCACGAAACCGATCCCAACGGGATGGGCGGAGCGTATGAACTCGCACAAGCCATTGAACACGTAGAAGCTTGGTCGGAGGCCTTCCCCGAGGCGGATGTTATCATAGGCAACCACGACCGTATTATCATGCGGAAGGCGTTTACTTCATCTGTACCGAAGGAATGGATAAAGGACTACAACGAGGTACTCGGTACTTCGTGGAATTGGGTCGAGCGTATCGAGTACGACGGGGTTCAATACGTACATGGGGAGGGGGGCACGGCACGAACCAAAGCGAAGAACGACTTTCAATCCACGGTGCAAGGCCACATCCACACACAAGCCTACGTTGAGTGGATGGTCGGGAACAACTTTAAACTCTTCGGTATGCAGGTCGGGTGTGGTATCGACCGCAACAGCTACGCCGCAGGGTATGCGAAGCACTTTAAAAAGCAAGCGATTGGGTGCGGGGTGGTAATTGGCGGACATACCGCCTTTAACGTATTGATGGAACTATGAAAAAGAAACTCAAGGATACCAAATTAGGAGAATGGTTTAGAAACAAAGCTCCAAAGGCTTTCGAGGTTATCGGGGAGGTGGTGCCCGGGGGCGATGCTTTAAAGGCTATAGGCGCATTAATTGACGCGAGTACGGAGAGCGAAGAGGAAAAAGAGAAAGCGCGGCTCATGCTTGCGGAGTTTGCCAACGCGGATCGCGCCAACGCAAGGAACCGAGAGATAGAAATAACGAAGACCCTCAACAAGCGGGATTGGATGCAGTCCTTTGTCGGTATTGCCGCGATGGTTATTGGAATTACTATGGTGATTTGGGCGAAGTCCGGGGTAGAGGACAAGGAGATCTTCTTCCATATTCTGGGTTTTGCAGAAGGTACGCTCGTGGGGCAAGTCGTTAACTATTACTTTGGTTCTTCCCAGAAGTAGAGTATATTAGAGGGCTGTTACAGGTTCAGCTGTTGTTTTACATCGTTTGTACAGGGAGGGAGGCTCAACGGGGCTTCCCTCTTTTTTTTGACATTTTAAAAGAAAATTTGGATTTAAGGGATTTTTGTTTGAACATTGCCTCAACAAACGATTTAAACAATGGAACAAATACTTGAATCAATCCACGTTGACCTCATCGACTCGATGACTCTTGAGGTCTACTTCCGCCGCAAGGCATACGACCAACTCACGCTGGAAGGGTCGGGCAAGAACACCGAGATTAACGGCCCACGCTTTACGCCTATCGATATTGAGCGCGTCTTTCTCTGTCGAGGGGGAGCAAGTAAAATTGATATTTCAGAGATCCACGTAACGGACTACCTGGATATTGATATGCGTAAATTGAAGAACGACATTCAAACCCGTATCCTATGAACCAACTAAAAGAAGACGTACAGAAATACTACGCTTGGGCACAGGAAGAGTACGCCGGCGAAGACATAGACCGCCTCCTCTTTGAAGTCCAGTCCTCAATTACGAACCTCGAACGATACATAAACAATGAATTCAAACGAAAAGCAATGGGCAAGGCCCGTATGCGTTAAGAGCAGCGTTCACGTGCAGCCAACGCAGAATTTTAACCAATGGCAAGAAGAACTCCGAGAGGAGCAACGCTTCCGCCGATTGATTGACAACTTCAGCGCGGATCTTATCCGCTCCTTTACAAATCGAAATGTTTAACCCCATAAAACCAAACAAATGGGAATTAGTAAAGTAAAGACCATTCAACCGAATGGCACGTATGAAGGTCGGAACGGCCTTATGTTTAAGTTCGAGATTGGACTCGAAGACGGTACAAACGGAGAAGTATCCGCAAAGACCATAGACCGCTGGAACGTCGGCGACGAAGTAGAGTACGAAGTTACCCCGAGTAAGTGGGGGCCGCGTATGAAGCTGACGAAGCCGGGGTTCACACCTAACCAAGGCGGCGGACAAAGCCCCGACATACAGAAGCGCATCGACGCATCGTGGGCAATTGGTCACGCTATCAACCAGGAGAGCGATCCGGAGAAGATTGTCGAGGCGGCGGAATGGCTCTTGAAGTTACGGGACACCTTAATCTCGAAGCTATGATAGGGCGAGCATATACCAAGGCGGAAGAGGCTTTGTTGCTGCGTAGAATCAACCAGCACCTCGGGAAGACAGGCCAAATCCAATGGCAGAAATTGACTCCGATTCGCAACCGCGATAAAAAGAGTATGTCGAACCGTTGGCAGATTATCAAACGCTCGTACAAGTTCGACGGTAAAAAATGGGTTTTAAAGCAACCAAATCTCTTCGATAAGGTAACACCTATCGCGGACGTAGTTAACGCAAGGAAGACCCCTCAAAATGCGTCTACGGGCATTCGTAAGAAGCGGGTAGTAGTTAAGAAGTCGTTCCTCTGGGGCGCATTCAAATTTGAACGTTATGAATAATATTAAATTGTTTCTCGTCAGGAACTACGGATCACTCGAGAAGGCCGCGTATCAACTGGACGTGACCGGGGCAACGGTGCGAAGCTGGTGTAGTTTGCGCCCTCGGAATATGCTTAAACACATCCCCGAGATAAGCGATCAAACCGGAGCCACCTACGCGGAAATCGTTCTTGAAGTTATGGATTGTGAGAAAGAGGGGGCGCTTTAGCCCCCTTTTTTTTCCTTTGTATTGTCTTACAAATTGAGTACATTTGTAACATGAGAATGAAACGAAATTATCAGCTATCGAAAAGTATAACCCTCCGACTTACGGAAGAGGAAAAGGATTGGATTCGCACGAACTCCCTACAAGGGTTCAGTTCAGACGGGGAATTCGTACGTGAGATACTCGCATTTTATCGAGAATACATCGTGAAGCAAGAATTGGAGATTGACCGCGTTCGAAGAATTACAATGCCTCAATGATGGAGAAGGATACCCGAGGTATTTGGATCCCGTTCGAAATTTGGGAATGTGCAGACCTATCACCGATGCAAAGAATACTCCTGGCGAAGATTCACAACCTTAGCCAAAAGGACGGCGCGTGTTGGGCGGGTGATGAGTTCTTAGCGGAGCAACTCGTTTGCACGCCTCAATATATTCGAAAGATGCGCAAAGACCTCTGTGAAACCAATTACTTAGCTTGCGAGGGTTACGGACATAAGCGGAAAATGACCGTACTCGTAGAAGCAACAACTGTTGCAAGCAACGATTGGAACAAGCAACTACAGTTGCAAAAGAAGCAACAATCGTTGCAAAAGTTGCAACCACAGTTGCAAGTAAAAGCAACTACAGTTGCGCAGAGTAAAGACTATAGTAAAGAGAAGAGTAAAGAACAAGTAAAGAAAGAAGAGCCTATCGTTCTTCCTTGGACTTCAGAAACGTTTTCCCATATTTGGGGGGAATGGAAAGAAGACCGCAGAGAACGAAAGATTAAGAAGTACACCCGGCGCGGAGAATTAGCCGCGCTCCACAAACTACACAACGAAACAAACGGAGATGAACAACAAGCAATCGAAGCCATACAACTCGCTATCGCGAACCAGTGGCAAGGAATCTTCCCTCGACCAAAGAAGGCAAGTCCAAAAGGCCCGAGCCGAGATGAGTTTAATAACTATCTCAAAAACGGGATTATTTAAATACACGCCCCAGGAGTGTTGGGAGCAAGGCACCAACATTAAAACCGCGCTTCGTGTTATGCCGGAAGAAACCCGCGCGGCTGTCGTCTCAATGATCAAGACCACGGTGGACTCCATAGACGCAAAGAAGACGCTCTCGAGCTTCGAAGACATCGCCCTTTGCGCAGAAATGATATTTGAGATTTTCCCTGTTTTGAAATTGGAGGAATTGAAGTTAATTTGTCAGCGCATGATAACGGGGCACTACGGCAAATATTACGAGCGGTTGAAGATCGCGGAATTCCGAGAGTGCATCACCAAGCACGAAGAGGAACGCGCCCCAATCCTGGAGCGTCAAAACGAGGTAATATACCGAGGAACGGACAACCCTAGCAACGTCCCCGAATACGATGCAGAAGCCGCAAAGCTCGCTTGGAGAATGAAGAACAATCCTTTTTTGATACCGGGAAAGAATGACAACGACTGAAAAAATAGAAGACCTTATCGGCAAAGAATGCGTGTTTTCAAGCGATGAAAATATGATTCCCTGTACAATCAAAGATGTTTTTGTAGAGAGGGGGCTAAAATGGCCGTATTATTCCGACATTTTAATAAAAGTAGAGCCCCTGCATAAAATGGAACTCTCCATAATTGAAGCGGATGAAATGATCCGCGGGGTACGGATTCAAGATTTATTGTCTATCGAATGGGAATAGCGAAGACGAAAGCGAAACTTGATTCCATCTTTTCGACGTATATCCGCCTCAAAGGATCAAACGAAGAAGGCTGGGGTGAGTGCTTTACCTGCGGACGGTTGAGGCATTATAAGGAAGTAGACTGCGGACACTTTATCACCCGGGCGAAGCTGGCCACGCGATGGGATGAGATAAACGTCGCTTTTCAATGCAAGCAATGTAACATGACCGGAGGCCAGCAATACGTTTTTGGAAAGAAGCTCGACGAAATACATGGCGAAGGAACGGCGCAAGCTATCCTTCTCAAGAGCAACCAGAACAAGAAATGGACGGTGGAAGAACTCGAGGAGAAGTGCAGATACTATCGAAGGAAAGTAAATGAAATCAAGGCGCAAAGAGGATTGGAATAGGTTCCTAACACGGAACTATTCAAAACTCCTCCGCGTTGCCGAACGATGGACGGAGGATCCGGGCGACCTTGTTCACCACGTCTATCTCCGGTGCATTGATAAGCGATATATGGAGAACCCCTTCGGCTACTTTGTGAAGGCTATGTACTTCGAAGCGACACGCGGAAAATTTAAGGAACTGTATAAAACAAACGACCATGAACAAACAGAACAAACAAGCGAAAGCGACTGGAGCAAAGCCATCCAGCGCGAACAACTCCAACTCATTCTCGACCGTCTCAGCTGGTTCGATCGAACTGTATTCGGACTATATCTCAACGGATGGAACATGGCAGAAATATCTCGACGAAGTGGGATTGGAGAGTCTACCTTATATCGCTCACTACACGTCACAAGAAAAACCCTGAAAGATGTTCTTCGTAACCGGACAGAAAAGGAGTGACCGCCTCGCCATTTGTCAAGGCTGCGAACACTTCGTACAATCCACGAAGAGTTGCGGCCCTCTCGTAACCGAAGCCTTCACCGACTCCAAACTCTGCGGCTGCCATATGCCCACGAAGACACGGTTAAAGGTAGCCTCGTGCCCATTGGATAAATGGGAGGCAGAGATAAACGCGGAACTCCTGGACAAGATCCGCGAACTAATCGAGAACCCTAAAGACGCTACGAACGGCGACCTCGCCGAACTGTACTCAAAAGCCACCGGAACGAATACGCAAGCTTCGCAATGCTCCTCGTGTAACCGGAGGATGTTTAACGAACTAAAACAACTATTGAAAGATGCCACTCCCAAAACCTGAAAAAAGCGAAAACCGCTACCAATTCATGCACCGCTGTATTAACCACGTAATTACAAAGCGGGAGTTTCCCGATGCAGAGCAACGCATTGCAGTTTGTTCCATCATTTGGAAAGAAGAAACGGGGCAATGAGCTACACCAAAGAAGAACGCGCAGAGATTGCGCACAACATCCGCGAGTTCATGAAGCAACCCAAGAAAGAGAAGTTCGAAGAGAAGCAATACTTCGACACGATCGGACAAACGGCAGGACTCCGGATGCTGCACCGAAGGGAACACAATATGACCCACTACGACCGCGAATGGCTCGAAACCATTGCACGAGATGTTGAAGGCCGTATATTGCACCCATGAGAAACGCACGTAAAGCCCTCCTCCACGCAAAGAACTTTCTACTTATTACGGAGAACGCCGAAGTAGTGCGTTTACACGTAGGGCAAGACCCCGCAACCCTCCTCTTAACTTTAGCCGTACATAATGCCGAATTCCTCCACACCCTCGAGGCCGTTATCGTTCAAGCGCACGAAGCTCTCGGAGATCCGGGAGAACCCGAACAACCCTCGGACAATTAAAGAGGACAAGTTCGAGAAACTGGTTCGAAGCATTCAGACCTTCCCGGAGATGCTCGAAGCGCGGCCCATAGTCGTAAACCCCGATATGATTGTACTCGGGGGTAATATGCGCCTGAAGGCTTGCAAGGCCGCAGGATTGACCGAGGCACCTGTTTACGTCGCTTCGTGGGAAGAAAGCAAGGCGAAGGAGTTTATTGTAAAAGATAACGTCGGATTCGGGGAATGGGATTGGGATATTCTAGCGAACGAATGGGATGCTGTGGAGTTAGAAGAATGGGGGCTTGACGTTTGGACTCCGGACGAAGAACCGACCGAAGGCCTCACCGATCCCGACGAAGTACCCGAAGTACCGGAAGAACCGAAGACCAAACTCGGAGACTTGTATATCTTGGGGGAGCATCGTTTGCTTTGTGGGGACTCTACAAAAGCGGAGGACGTGGAGAAGCTAATGAACGGAGAGAAGGCGGATTCACTTGTTACAGACCCCCCTTACGGCATGGCTTTTCAGAGCAATCATAGAAAAGATAAGCATCGCGTAATTGAAAATGACGGGGACGATAAATGCCTTCACACTGCGTGCTCATGGCCAGTAAACTTTGCCCGATACGTTTGGTGTAGATGGGATAATTTAGGAAGTATACCGCACCCAAAAAGCGTAATAACGTGGGTGAAAAATAACTGGTCTATGGGCGACTTAGAACACGAACACGCAAGACAAACCGAGGTCTGCGCTTTTTATGCAGGCAAAAACCATAAATGGCCGAACAAAAGACCAACGGACGTGGTGCAACACGACCGCACTGGAAACAACCTACACCCTACACAGAAACCCGTGGAGCTTTTGGAAGAGGTAATTCAATGGACGGAGGGGATAGTGGTCGACCCCTTTCTCGGTTCGGGTACAACTCTAATAGCAGCGGAGAAAACAGCGCGCAAATGCTACGGAATGGAATTAGATCCTAAATATTGCGATGTTATCGTAAAACGATGGGAGGACTTCACAGGTAAAAAGGCGGAGCTATGGAAGCCGTAAAACACAACAAATCCAACACCAAAAAAGAGGCTATGTTGGAAGCCTTGGAGAAGTCACTCGGTATCGTATCGACCGCTGCGAAGATGGTAGGTATCGACCGCTCCACCCATTACGCATGGCTCAAGGCAGACGAAGAATATAAGAGCGCGGTAAACTCCATCCAGGACGGCGTTCTCGACTTCGCAGAAAGCCACCTCTACAAGCTCGTAAAAGAAGGCAACCCCGCAGCTACCATCTTCTTTCTAAAGACCAAAGGCAAGAAGCGCGGATACATAGAACGGCAAGAGATAGAGGTACAAGAGAAAAAGCCCCTCTCGTGGTTGGATGAAAAATAATTTTTATATTTGGGGAAACAAACAACGATGAAACTACACGCATACAGCATCCCCGGTTTATTAGGACTCCTCCGCAAGAGTCAAGGCGAAGAAAAGAAGACGGTTGAACTTGAGATTCAGCGCCGGGAGAAGGAACACGGAAGAAAGTACCCGAGGCCGTATTGAAACTACCCGCCACATATTACCACGTAAGGAACTCAAAGAAGCGCATCCAGGTACACCAAGGCGGGACGCGATCCGGCAAGACGTATTCGATACTTCAAAGCCTCATAGAGCTATGCCACAAGAACTCCGGCCTCGTAGTAACCATTTGCCGGAAGACATTCCCCGCCCTCCGTGCTACAGCCATGCGGGACTTCTTCGAGATACTCGAAAATGAGGACGTGTATAACGTCGAGCTTCACAACAAATCGGAAGCCACCTACCAGCTATGGGGAAACCTCGTGGAGTTTATTTCGGTGGATCAACCGCAGAAGGTGCGAGGGCGAAAGCGCGATGTTCTCTTTATCAACGAGGCCAACGAGATAACCCTCGAAGATTGGCGGCAACTTATCCTAAGAACCACGGGGAGAATCATTGTCGATTTCAACCCCTCCGACGAATTCCATTGGCTTTACGACTTACCAAACCGCGATGACTGCGACTTCTTTAAAACGACGTACAAGGATAACCCCTTCCTCCCGCAAAGTGTACTCCTGGAGATTGAACGCTTCAAAGAAGCAGATGAAAACTTCTGGAGGGTGTACGGACTCGGAGAGCGAGGAACAAGCCGGGCAACCATCTTCACCCATTGGAAAGAAATAGACCAAATACCAAATGAATTTAAACTCCTCAACATCGGGCTCGACTTCGGATATACGAACGACCCCACCGCGATCGTCAGAGTATACACCGACGGCCACGGCTTCGCAGTCGACGAACTCTGCTACGCAACGCGCCTCACTAATAGCAATATCGCACAAATGCTCCGAGATAATAACGTCGATAGATCGGATGTTGTCGTGTGTGACTCCGCTGAACCAAAGAGCATCGACGAGATACACGGCCACGGATTCAATACTCACGGAGCAAGAAAGGGACGCGATTCGGTTAGAAGCGGAATCCAGTTCCTCCATTCGCGCCCGCTACTTGTCACGGCGCGGAGTGTGAACCTTATCAAAGAGCTTCGCAACTACAAATGGAAGGAGGATAAGAACGGCAAGCAACTGAATGAACCCGTAGACCAATTTAACCACGCTATCGACGCTATGCGGTATGCGATTACCTTCAACCAAACCAACCCGAACTTCGGGAGCTACGCAATCGGGTAAAATACGGGCGACCCGTAAAATTCCCGTAAACACGCAAATTCCACGCACGATTCACGCAAACCCGTTTCGTAAGGGATAAGGAAACCGAACAAACCAAGTTATTTAAACGATGGAATTACGCCTCCCTCACCGATGGTCAGACCTCACGCTCGGGGAACTGCAAGTAATGATGACAAGCGAGAACCAACTCGAACGGATCTCCGCTTGCACGGGCAAGAGCGTGGACAAACTGCGTACCATGCCGCAGAAGCTCATAGAAGCCGCAGGAGCGCATATAGACCAACTCCTTACCCAAGA